TATGCCGCAGCAAACAGCACAACCGATGTATAGTATGCCGCAGCAAACAGCACAACCGATGTATAGTATGCCGCAGCAATACAATCAGTCGCAATATACACAACAAGGATTTAGAGTTAATCCGATAACAGGTGAAGTTATTGGATAAAATACGGAGGGTGATTTAATGCATCATTTGAGTATAGACCTTGAAACTTTTTCAAGCGTTCCCATAGCAAAAGCAGGAGCGCAGAAATACATAGAAAGCCATGATTTTGAAATACTTCTGTTTGCTTACTCGGTAGACGGCAGTGATGTTTCTTGTATAGATTTTCTGCAAGGTGAAATACTTCCTAACTGGCTTATTGATGCTCTGACTTCACCGGATTATATTAAGCACGCATACAATGCGGCGTTTGAATGGGGTTGCCTGTCCAGATATTTGGGCAGGCAACTTCCGCCAGAGCAGTGGCGCTGTACAATGTTTCACGGTTTGTATGCCGGGTACACTGCCGGACTTGATGCAACCGGCAGAGCTTTAGGACTACCGGAAGATAAACGTAAACTAAATACGGGTAAAGCACTTATACGATATTTTTGTGTGCCGTGTGCGCCTACAAAAGCTAACGGAGGCCGAACACGAAACATGCCTCATCATGCACCTGAAAGATGGCAGTTGTTTAAAGAGTACTGCCGTCAGGATGTTGTTACAGAGATGGAAATTGAAAAACGACTGTCCTCAATAATAATACCCGATTTTGTACAAAAAGAATGGGAACGGGATCTTATTATAAACAGTCGAGGTGTAGCTGTTGATATGGAGCTTGTTGAAGGTGCGCTCAATATAGATAAAACGGTACATGATAGGCTTGTAGCAGAAGCTATGGAGCTTTCGGGGCTTAATAATCCCAACAGTGTAGCACAGCTCTCTCTTTGGTTAGAGTCTCAAACAGGAGAAAATGTATCTGATCTGCGAAAGGACACAGTCGCAAAGATGCTTGCCGAAAAGGATAATAGTCCTAAGGTGCAGCGAATGCTTGAAATAAGACAAGAATTAGGGAAGACAAGCACAAAAAAATATGATGCTATAGAAGCTGCTGTTTGTAAGGATGGCAGAGTTCGTGGGCTTTTGCAGTTTTATGGCGCAAATCGCACCGGAAGGTGGGCTGGCCGTTTAGTCCAGGTTCAAAATCTCCCGAGAACATATACAAATCCGTTGGAGCTTGCACGTGAACTGGTAAAAAACCGTAATATTGAAGCTTTAAGGTTTATTTATGGGAGCATCCCTGACACACTATCGCAGCTTATAAGAACGGCATTTATTGCAGCACCGGGCAATGTACTTATTGACGCTGACTTTTCGGCAATTGAAGCTCGAGTTATCTCGTGGCTTGCCGGAGAAGAGTGGAGATTGGAAGTGTTTAGAACCCATGGCAAAATCTATGAGGCCTCTGCATCACAGATGTTTGGAGTACCTATAGAACTTATTAAGAAAGGCAATCCAGAATATTCCCTCAGGCAGAAAGGGAAGGTTGCGGAATTAGCCTTAGGCTATCAGGGCGGTACAGGAGCGCTTATAGCTATGGGTGCGTTGGATATGGGGATAGCTGAGGAAGACTTATCCGACATAGTAAGCCGATGGAGAGAATCAAACAAAAGAATCAGAGACCTTTGGTACAAAATGGAAGCGGCGGCAGTACAAGTCATTTCACAGGGCGGAGCTGTTGGTGTAAATGGGTTGGTTATATCCCATGAGCTTAACTGCGACACTGGATTTGATGCGCTTACTATTTTACTACCGAGCGGCAGAAAACTATTTTATGTTTCGCCTCAGATAGGTGAAAATCAATGGGGAAAACCTTCTCTGTCATATATGGGCATGAATCAGACGTCTAAAAAATGGCAGCGCATAGAAACATATGGAGGAAAGCTCGTTGAAAATAGTGTGCAGGCTATAGCCCGTGATTGTTTGGCGCAAGCGATTGAAAATTTGGAAACAGCGGGAATACCAGTTGTATTTCATATCCATGATGAAGTAGTTATTGACTGTACTCCTGATACAGCTTCTTTAGATGATGTAATTCAAATAATGAGTAAACCCATACCGTGGGCTTCAGGTTTACCGCTGGGTGCTGACGGTTGGGTAGGCACATTCTTCAAGAAAGATTAAGGGGTAACCGATATGCAGTATGACAGAAAAATAATTATATCAACCGGAAGCAGCAGGCGATCAATGCACTGGAACCCTCAAACTCTTATGGTGTCTGACCTATGGCTGAAATTAAAAACCCCTGTAAGGGGAACGGAAACTTTCGCAGAATATATGAGCTTCAAAAAATCTCAGCAGGACGATTTAAAGGACATAGGTGGATTTGTAGGCGGAACGCTTATCGGTACACGCCGCAAAGCAAATAATATTGCCGGACGTGACGTAATAACCCTTGACCTTGACAACATACCTGCGGGATTTAAAGACGGCATACTGAGGCGTGTAGAGGCCCTTGGCTGTGGGTACTGCGTATATAGTACCCGTAAGCATCAACCGGCGGCACCTCGTTTGCGTGTGCTTTTTCCTACGGACAGAACTGTAACCGCCGATGAATATGAACCGATAGCCCGTAAAATGGCGGATTATATTGGTATTGACTATGCAGACCCAACTACATTTGAACCAAGTCGACTAATGTATTGGCCGAGCTGTAGTGCTGACGGTGAATACGTTTATGTAGTTGGTGACAAACCCTTTGTATCTGCAGACGGTATACTCGCACAATATGATGATTGGCATGATATAACGAAATGGCCTGCAATTCCCGGACAGCAGAAGTTTACAAAACTTGCAGTCAAGCAAGGAGACCCGGAAAGTAAAAGCGGTATAGTCGGAACATTTTGTCGTACATATGACATATACAGAGCAATGCAGGACCTGATTCCGGGTATATACGAGCCGGCGGATAATTACAATAATAGATTCACATATGTCGGCGGATCTACCACAGGTGGTGCGGTGATTTACGAGAACGGTAAGTTTTTATACAGCCATCATGCAACAGACCCCTGCAGCGGAAAGCTTGTTAATGCTTTTGACCTTGTGCGTTTGCATAAGTTTGGTGATGCCGATGAAGAGGCACAGCCTGATACACCGGTAAACCGACTCCCGTCGTATGCCTCCATGTGCGAATTTGCTACAGGACTTTCAGATGTATCGGGTCTTATGGCCCAGGAAAGGTATGAAAGTGCGGCAAAAGATTTTAACGGTGTGGGTATTGACAATGCAGACAATCCGGCAAACTGGATGACAATGCTGGAAATAAGTCCGCAAACAGGAATCATAAAGGCCACTATGAATAATATATTGATTATCTTGGAGCACGACCCTTTACTTAAAGATAAATTCGCCCTTAATAAATTTGCAAGCCGTGGAGAAGTTCTTGGCGTGTTACCTTGGGATCAGCGCAGTACACGGCGGCTTTGGGATGATAACGACAACCAAGGTTTGTACTGGTACTTGGAAAAGGTATACAAAATTACAGGAACAGGAAAGATTGACGGCGCTTTGTCGCTTCATTCAAATCGTTTCGCATTTAATGAAATACAGGATTATCTAAGAAGCTTAATGGGAAAGTGGGACGGCACACAGCGACTTGATACTCTTTTTATTGATTACCTGGGAGCGAAAGACACTCCATACAATAGAGCTGTTACAAGAAAAGCTTTTACCGCTGCCGTCGCCCGTGCAATGACACCGGGGTGTAAATATGACAGTATGGTTATACTTTCTGGTCCGCAGGGAATAGGTAAAAGCACACTGCTTGATAAAATGAGCCGTGGTTGGTTTAATGACAGCATAAGAACCTTTGAAGGTAAAGAAGCGTCGGAACTTTTACAAGGTGTGTGGTTAGTGGAAATCAGCGAGCTGGACGCTTTTAGACGTACAGACGTGGCACGAATAAAACAGTTTCTTAGCCTACGAGCGGACAGGTTTCGTGCAGCTTACGGCAGACACGTCAAAGAAATCCCGAGATCCTGTGTGTTTTTTGGTACTACCAATACATCTGATTTTTTACAGGATACCACAGGCAACCGCCGTTTCTGGCCAATAGATACAGGTGAACAGGCGTGTATAAAAAATGTATGGAAAAATTTAAACGAAGAAATTGATCAGCTTTGGGCAGAAGCGGTTATGCGCTGGCAGGCTGGAGAAGCTTTGTATTTAAGCGGAGAGATTGAAGCCGCCGCCAAAGAAAAACAAGAGGAACACAGAGAAGTTTCAAGCAGGGAAGGTATCGTGCGAGAGTTCCTTGAGAGAAAAGTTCCGGAAGACTGGAGCAAATGGTCACTTGATAAGCGGAGAATGTATTGGGGCGGCTGCGTCCAGGGAGATGTAAAGCTTGTACACCGTGACCGTATATGTGCACTTGAGATATGGTGCGAGGCATTCGGAGGTGCTATAAAAGATATGAGAAATTCTGATGCAAGAGAGATTAACAACATAATAGCAACAACACAAGGATGGAAAAAAACTAAAGGTGTAAAAAGAATCGGGCCATATGGTGTGCAGAGAGGATTTGAGCCAAAATAAGTGTAACAAACCTTGTAACAAAAAATAATTGCAACAATCGTGTTGTAACAAAAAAATAATTGTTACGTAGATTGTTACATGGATTGTTACATTAAAAAATCCGATTATAGAGCCGTTTTTTAATGTTTTGTAACAATGTAACATTTATTTTCTATTAACTATATTAAATAGGCAAACAGGGAGTATATATACCCGCCTAACCCGCCTGTGTGCACGTATTATACGCGCGCGTGAGAATGTTGTTACATGGATATAAAGAGGTGAAATCAATGCTTGAAGCGGAAGTGGAAAAATATCTGTGCCGTAAAGTAAAAAGTGATTTGCATGGCAGGGCTTTAAAATTTATAAGTCCGGGACTTAACGGCGTGCCTGACCGAATCGTCCTGATACCGGGCGGCAGAATTTATTTTGTGGAGACGAAAGCACCAGGGAAAAGATTAAGAAAACTGCAAAGCTATGTATGTACAGTTATTTCAGGTTTAGGTTTTGAAGTGAAAAGGATAGACACAAAAGGGAAAGTTGATGGCTTTATAAAGGAGGTGAAAGCCGATGATTTATAAACCGCATAATTATCAATCGTACTGTATTCAGCGTATAGTGACAGATCCGGCGGTTGGATTGTTTTTACGACCCGGACTTGGTAAAACTTCGATCACCTTGACGGCAATAAATATGTTGAAATACTATCGTTGGAGTATAAGTAAAGCTTTGGTAGTTGCGCCGAAAAAAGTTGCTGAAGGAACATGGAGCAAAGAAGCGGCTAAATGGGACCATCTTAAACACTTGAGGATAGTCACGGTGCTGGGATCTTCTTCCAAACGAATCAGGGCATTAAATACGCCGGGAGATGTATATATCATAAATCGAGAAAATATTCCGTGGTTGGTTGATTATTATAAACAGGCTTGGCCGTTTGATATGTTGGTGCTTGACGAGAGTACAAGCTTTAAAAACAGTCGAAGTAAAAGATTTAAAGCAATAAAGCTTGTCCGCCGTTTTTGCAGAAAAATAGTTTTACTAACCGGTACGCCGTCTTCAAAGGGTCTTGAGGATTTATGGGCGCAGGTTTATTTGCTTGACGGCGGACAGCGATTAGGAAAGACACTTACGCAATACCGTCAAATGTACTTTGACCCGGATAAGAGAAATGCAACACAGATTTGGAGTTATAAAGCTAAGTCTGGTGCGGAGGTTGCGGTGTTAAAGGCCATAAGTGATATTTGCGTCAGTATGAAAGCAGAGGACTATCTTGAATTACCTGCTTGTATTGACCACGAAATACCGGTGCTTTTGGATGATAAGGCAAAAAAAGCATACGACCAGTTTGAAAGAGATTTGTTGCTTGAGGTTGATGAGGATGTAATTACTGCAAGTGCTGCCGGCGTCCTTACTAACAAGCTTCAGCAGTTTTGCAGCGGTGCCATTTACGATGAGGATAAAAAAGTTGTACATATACATGATTGCAAACTTGATGCATATATGGAGCTTCTCGAAAGGATTGATGGAGAGCCGTGCATTACTTTTTATGGTTTTCAGCATGACAGGGATAGAATTCTTGAACGGCTTTCAAAAACAAAACTATGTGTACGAGTATATAAAGGTACGGAAGATGAGGATGCATGGAACAACGGAAAAATTGATGTTCTGTTGGTACACCCGTCAAGCTGCGCTTATGGACTTAATTTACAGGCAGGAGGCCGTCACATAGTTTGGTTTACTCCTAATTGGAGTTTTGAATTAAATGATCAGGGAAAATGCAGGCTTTGGCGACAGGGGTCACCTTACGATAAAATATATAATCATTTTCTTGTAGCACAAGGATGCGTTGACGAGGATATTATAGCAGCTGTGAAAGATCGTACTAACACACACGAAACCGTTATGAAAGTTCTGAAAGCACGTATACAAAAACAGAAAGCGTCAAAAGGCGGTGCAACATGATTGAGCGTAAATGCTATGTGTGTGGTTTAATTTGGCAGGTAAGTATTCAGCAGATTCATAAACCTAAAAAATATATAGATATAGTAAATCATCTGTGACACATGTGACAGACAGATAAAAAACCGCATGAACACTACGTTTTTTCCGGCACAGATGAAAGGTCAACGTGTGACACACATGGGACAGGTGAAAGAAAGGTGGTAATATCATGGACGTACAAGCATGGTTAGAAAAAGTTAGAGAATTGGATCAGCTTATTGATATGAAGCAAATAGAACACAAAACGATGATCACAATGGCTACAAATACATCACCAAGAGCAATAGATGGTATGCCGTTCAGTGATACAGGAATTGTATCTAAGCCGGTTGAAGATTGCGTTACTAAGTTGATTATGTTAAATGAGGAAATAAACAGCTTGGTTGATGAATTTGTTGATCATAAAAAACAGGTAATTAACATATTGGATAAATTACCGGATAATGAATGTACCGTCCTTCATAGACGATACATAGAATACATGACGTGGGGAGAAATTGCAAAAGATATGTGTTGCAGTTACATGCAGGTATGGAGAATTAAGAAAAAAGCTTACAAAAATTTGGAAAATATCTTGAATGTTATATCCAAAAATGATATAATATAAAATGTAAAAGAGTAAACAAAAGCACTTATCTCAAACGGGATAGGTGCTTTTTTGTGTAGAAAGGGTGTGATTGCATTGCTAAATGTAAAACAAGAAGCGTTCTGTCTGCATTATGCCAAGACTGGCAATGCAACGGAATCCTATAAACAAGCCGGATATAACCCCAAGAATGACAATTCTGCTGGCGCAAATGCAAGGCGGTTGTTACAGAAAGATAAGATTAAGGTCAGACTTGCTGAATTAGCTGAGGAACTGGCTTCTGAAAAGATTGCTAATATTAAAGAGGTGCAGGAAAGGTTGACATCTATCCTGCGTGGTGAAATTCAGGAGGAGCAGGTTGTTGTTGAGGGTTGCGGTGACGGTGTTAGCGAAGCTAAGATCATCAAACGACAACCTCAGCTGAAGGATGTTATCAAGGCCGGTGAAACACTTGCAAAAATGCAGGGTGGTTTTGATAACAAAGTGCAAGTCGAATTGACGGTGCCTGTGTTTGATGGTGAGGATGAACTTGAAGATTAAAAAAGTTCATATAAACTTACCTAAGATTGTTGGTAAAGGTTACCGTAAGTTTTGGAAATTCCGTGGGCGTTATCGTGTAGTCAAAGGCTCACGAAGATCTAAAAAATCAAAGACATGCGCACTCTGGTACATATACTACATGATGAAATACCCACAAGCTAATACACTGGTAGTTCGCAAAACATACCGTACTTTGAAAGATTCCTGCTTCACTGAATTAGAGTGGGCAATAAAGCAATTAAAGGTTGAACACCTATGGCATGTCAAGGAATCGCCGTTGGAAATGACCTATATCCCTACTGGACAGAAAATCCATTTCCGAGGGCTTGATGATCCTTTGAAAACCACCTCAATGGCGGTTAAAGTCGGTGTTCTCTGTTGGATGTGGATCGAAGAAGCATATGAAATTACCAGTGAAAAAGACTTTGACACTTTGGCAGAGTCAATATTGGGTGACTGTCCACCGGGTTTGTGGAAACAGATAACACTAACATTCAACCCGTGGTCAGATAAGACATGGATCAAGAAAAGGTTTTTTGATGTATCAGATCCTGACATACTGGCTATGACAACCAACTACATGTGTAATGAATGGCTTTCACCTGCTGACCTCAAAGAATTTGAACGCATGAAAAAACAAAAGCCACGGCGTTACAAGGTTGCAGGTTTAGGCGAATGGGGTGTGACTGACGGACTGGTATATGAGAACTGGACGGAACAATATTTCACCTTAATTACAAAGACTGAGTTTTTAAAGCTTGATGAAGCGGAACAAAAACAAAAGAATTATGTATTTAAAGATAATTTAGACAGTGCTTTTGGCTTAGATTATGGATATACAAACGATCCCACAGCGTTTTTCTGTGGGTTTTTGTCGTTATCTGAAAATAAACTCTATGTCTGGGATGAAATGTATAAAAAAGGTTTATCCAACCGGGCAATATACGAAGAAATTAAGGACATGGGTTATGTTAAGGAACGCATTATCGCTGATTCAGCAGAACCGAAGTCAAACGATGAACTGAAAGGCTTGGGATTAACGAGAATCAGCGGGGCAAAAAAAGGTAAAGACAGCGTTATGAATGGTATCCAATGGATCCAAGACCTTAAGATTATAATACATCCACGTTGCGTTAATTTTCTCATGGAGATTAGCACATATCAGTGGAAAAAAGACAAATTCGATAAAAAGCTGAATGAACCCGAAGATGATAACAATCACCTTATGGATGCTATGAGGTACGCACTTGAAAGGTTCATACAGAAAAATAAATGGCTATATTGATAAGCACTATGTACAACCCCACTGTGATAGCCACGCAGCAAATACCTATCTCCGGGGCGGTCGCAGTCGGCGCCGCCTATGGGTGTTTACATCTGTGCTTTTTATTTTGAATCACACAAGGTGGTGAAACAATGCTGACGGAAGCTGAAATCAAGAAATTCATTGAGGATGACATGACTTCCGACAAAAAACGAATGGCCGGTATTGGTCAACGCTATTATGATGCAGAACATGATATATTAAATTACCGTTTGTTTTATTATAACGCTGACGGTATTCTGGTAGAGGACAGGGCAAGATCCAACAGCCGAATTTGTCACCCGTTTTTCACGGAACTGGTAGACCAGTTGAGTTCCTACATTTTGTCATTTGAAGAATGTCCTATCAGGGCGAAAGATACAGCCGATGGACTTCAAGAACAGTTGAATTTGTACTTTGATGATGAATTCTGGTCAGAAATTCAGGAACTTATTACGGGTACTGATGTTAAAGGATTTGAATACCTATACGCCTTCAAAAACACGGAAGATAGATTGACCTTCCGCTGTGCTGATAGTCTTGGGGTAGTCGAAGTCAGGGCGAAGGACACGGATAGTAAATGTGAACACATCATATATTGGTATATAGAACGAATAGGCAAAAACAAAAAGAAAATCAAGCGGATTGAAGTCTATGACAAAGATCAAATATGGTTTTATAATCAAGTAGATGACGGAAGAATTGTGCTTGATGAGGATGAACTCATTAACCCACTGCCTAACATCCTCTGGAAAGATAAGAAAACGGGTCAACATTACGCTGGAAGTCTTGGGTTTATCCCGTTTTGGCGGCTTGATAACAATAGAAAACAATTCAGCGGACTTAAGCCGATTAAGGGCTTGATTGATGACTATGATATGATGCAGTGCGGTTTATCAAACAATCTTCAGGATTTTGATACGCCTATTCACTTGGTGAAGGGTTTTAACGGTGATAATCTAAACGAGCTTCAGCAGAATATCAAAACAAAAAAGATGCTCGGTGTAGATGCTGACGGTGGACTGGAAATCTTGACGGTTGATGTGCCATATCAAGCCCGAAAGACTAAAGCTGACGAGGACGAAAAGAATATTTACCGTTTCGGTATGGGTTTCAATTCTGCCCAGTCCGGTGACGGAAATATTACCAATGTGGTTATTCGTTCCCGATATACATTGCTGGATTTAAAAGCCAAAAAATTGATTAAAAGACTTAAACGCTTTTTGAAAGGCATTATAAGGGTAGTGCTGGATGAAATCAATGCTAAAAACGGTACGGATTATCAATATACTGATGTGATAGTGGACTTTAAACCCGTTATCCCTACAAATGAACAGGAGAACACACAGATTAAATACACAGTAGCCCAGACAGAGCAGGTGAGAATCAACAGCGTTTTGAATGTTGCCACGATAATTGGTGATGAAGAAACTCTAAAAGTTATTTGTGATATTTTGGATCTGGACTTTGAAGAATTGAAGGGACAACTTGAACAGTTGGACGAACCGCAGAACACGGCAAACGCTATGAACCTGCTGGAAGGTGTGATAACGGATGAACAGGCGGCAGAAACTAATACAGCAACAATTTCTAAACAATGAAAAAGCCGTTATCAAGCGATTGAAACAGGTTTATGGGCAGTCACAGAAAGACATTGAATCTAAAATCAATAATCTAAGTTTTAAAATTGGCGAATTGCAGCAAGAATATGACTGGTTAGATCCGGACGATCCGGAAAGAGCAAAAATAAAATCAATGATCCAGTCAAAAATCTATCAGAAGCAATACCAAGAGCAGCTAAAATCACAGGTTGACGGTATATTAAAGCAAATGCAGACACAATCATATTTGACCGTGTCCGCCTATTTAGATGAATGTTATACCGATGGCTTTATTGGTACTATTTTTGATGCGCAGGGTCAGGGTGTACCGATAATGACACCCATTAACCAAGAATCAATGGTGAGGGCGGTTCAGCTTGAATCAAAGATCAGTAAAGGCTTATACACAAGACTTGGTGAAGATGTAGACTTACTGAAAAGAAAAATCACAGCGCAGGTTTCAAGGTCTATATCAACAGGCATGACATTTGCACAGACCGCACAGCAGTTAGCAGGATATACAAACATCGGATTTAATAACGCCGTAAGGATAGCCAGAACTGAGGGGCATAGAGTGCAGACAACTGCCGCCATGGATGCCATGATAGCAGCCAAAGAAAAAGGGGCTGACATTGTCAAACAATGGGATTCTACATTGGATGGTAAAACCCGACCGTCACACATCAGTGTTGATGGTGAAATCCGAGAACTTGATAAGCCATTCAGCAATGGACTTGATTTTCCCGGTGATCCTGCTGGTGGTGCAGCTGAGGTTGTCAATTGCCGCTGTGCATTACTTCAGAGAGCAAATTGGGCGTTGTCAGATGAACAATTTACAAAGATGAATAACTTTACAAGGCAGCTTGAAAGTTTTGACAGCCCCGATACATACAAAGAATTTAAAAAGTCTTTTTTCTCAAGTGAAAATAAAAAATACATGAATTACGTCCAAAGTATGGAAAATAAGTACCACACAAAAGATTTCCCCAAATTACTTAAAAAAATGACCGATAGCGAATATCAGCATTATTTCAACCTCTTGGGGGCTAATCCGGTGTATAATAAAAGTGTAAAAAATCAGTTCACAAGAGTTGAAACCGAAACAAGCAATGAATTAAAGCAATTACAGATTGAATATAACGCAGTACGTGATCACATAAAGTCGCTGAGTGATGATGATATTATTCGGATGATTTCTGGCGGTGATAGAACGAGTGGATCTTGTGCATCTGTTGCACTAGCCTACGTTGGGCAGAAGCAAGGGTGGAATGTACTTGATTTCCGTGGCGGTGACAGTAGATGGTATTTTTCAGGTAAAGCCAACAAAGTAAAAATGTTCAAGGCATTAGGTGTTACATCAATTGAAGAAAATTCTGCCAAGAGTAATCTCACAAATGGTAAAAGAATTCTCAAGCAGCTGGCTGATGGTAAAGAATATTATCTATCTGTAGGTAGACATGCCGCAATTGTGCGTAATACCGGTGGTGTCCTTCAATATCTGGAATTGCAAAGTCCAAATAAAAGCGGTTGGCACGATTTTGATAATATTGCTAATACTTTAAAATACCGTTTTGGTTGTACATCTTCATCGGCGCACTATCCGATTGCATATGCTACTGACATTAGTCAATTGACAGGTAATGACTTTAGGACAATTTTGGGATATATTAACACGGATATAATGGAGCAAAAGAAAGGATTGAATGGTAGTGTCAAATGATCGATTTTATAAGCAAAATACTGGTGATTCTATTTGGTGGGTCGATACCTCTCACCAAGATGGCACATGGCTATTTTCTTTTGATAAAGTCAAGATTTATAATCTTTTTGCGGATTATCCTCACAATTTGAGTAAAAGAGAAAAGAAAATTTTTGATAGGGAAAATCCATACTGGAAAGAATTTTTTAAAGATAGAAATTAAAGGAATAATTTTTTCGTGAGTGGAAAGGGGGAATAACTATGGCACATATTCATCCAGTGTATGACACAGATTCACATTTTACAATTAACCCCATTACGAGGGAGATAAAAAACGAATCATCAACAAAAACACGATTAATACAATATGACCATAACAGTGAACGTTTTTCTTTTGATATGCCAAAAACAGTTGAAGGTCATGATATGACTTTATGCAACGTTTGAAGTGAACCCCAAAGTTTAGACAAAATTTAATATTAAATTGTTTGCGAATGAGTTCGGTATTGTACCGGGCTCATTCCTTTTAATTTTAGAGATATTCTCTCATTGTTGTAGTAATGAATGTATTTCTTTAATTCA